TGTTACCAACAAGACCTGATTCTAATAATGCTCCCATTTTTTTGGTTTTTTATTTTAGTTTATTTATTTTTTATTTTATTTTTCCCATTAAATCTTTCATTCTCATAAACTGAGGATTTTCATAAGTTTTAGATTCAATCAAATTAACGGCTGATCCTGATACAGGAGATTTAGTTACCGCTTTTTCGAATGATTCGTTAAGTGAAGATTCCTTAGTTGTTTCAGATGAGAACTCATCCTTTAATGATTTATAGAGATTTTTAGATTCTTTAAGAGTTTCGACATTGTCGAATCTTCTAAGAATATTTATTTTCTCTTGTTTTGTTGTTGAATGTTCTGTAAACAGTCTAGTTGCGTAAGCCAAGTTAGAGTTGAAAACTGCCACTTCATTTAATTTAGTTCTGAAAAGATTCAAAGCCTTTCTGTACTCTTCATTTTTAGACTTAAGTAATTCTACTTCAGTTTCACTAATGTTTTGAGGAGCCGCTTTTGGTTTTGGTAAACCTTTTCTACCAAATCTTCTACCCGCACCTAATGTACGTGAAGCTTCTTTAGTTTCTCTCTTTTTAATTGGTCTGTATTCACCATCTAAATTTTCCCCATCTTTATATGAGAATTTTTTAGCACTTCCTGTATTGATCATTTTCTTACCTTCTTTTTGTTTGGTAGTTTTATAATCCATAACTTGTCCGTACTTGAATTTAGGTGAACCCATTCCAACTCCTTTTGCTTTAAATTTAGATTCCATTACATGATCCATGTCTTCTTCGTCCATTTCTTCTTCATCCATTTCGATTTCATAAAGAACTTCGTCCATATCCATATCATGATGTCTATGTCTTGGTTTTTCTTCAAAATCCATTTCTTCGTCTTCAAAATCATCACCTTCCATGTCATCATATGACATATCAAAGTCATCCATTTCAATTTCGTACAAAGTTTCGTCTAATGTCAAATCATCTTCTTCATCAAGTTCTTCTTCTTCGTATTGTTCAGAAAGTTGGATAAAGTAATCAGCTCCCGTTTCAGTATCTGATAATGTAATGTTATTGTTCGCATCTTTCTTTACGATAACCCCATCTTCGTCATCCATAGATTTGAAAACTTTGATTACATCTGACATATCTGCTCCAGTCATGTCAATTGCATCCTCATCATCTTCCATACCCATGTCAACATCTTCCATGTCGTCATCTTCCATGTCATCTTCCGTATCCATAGGTTCAGCACCTAAGTCTATGTCTTCGACATCATCTTCTTGACCTTCAGGTTCAACAACCTCTTCTTCGTCTTCAACGTTAACCTCTTCTTGTTCTCTAAGAGATTCTTTTACTAATGAGCTGATTTCATCCTTCATGGTAGAAGAAAGTATTCCTTTTGCATTTTCTTTAAGAACTTCCTCCAAATTTTTAATTTGGAATAATGTATCTTCAACAACTGATTTTTTGTTCATCTATAGTTTGTTTTACAATATAAATAGTATGTAAATTAAAAAAGTTCGTTTTTTATGAATATCAGGCAAAAAAAAATGGATATAACTAATGTTATATCCATCTTAAAAATTAATTAAATTAAAGATTAATTAATCACCTCATCAATTTTACTTTCAGTAATAGATGTGATTCTCCAATCCATCGTATAGTTTTCATACACTTTAGTTACCTTTGCCTCAACATCAGTTGGGGTATATCCCATAACCAATTTTTCTTCTCTCATTTTTTTTACTTTGCCTGATTCAGTATCTAATAAATCAGATGTGATTTTAGCCACAAAATACTTTTCTCCTTGTTCCATAGTTTTTTTTATTTATCTAAATAATCGGATAATCTTTTCATTAAGTCAAGTGATTTGTTCCCACTTTCACCAACATTTCTTTCTACCGCTATTTTTTTATCTTCATCTAAGTTTTCTTCATACTTCATTCTATCGTTCTTATCTTGGAAAAGATATGCTCCCGGTGTTGATGGTGAAGACACAAGGTCAAAACAAATAAGTTCAAAATCATCTTGTACTTCATTTTGTTCACCCACTTTTTTAAGAGATCCTACACCACGAGAAGATATACCTAAAGTAACTCCTTGACGTAAGTAGTTTGCAGCCAAATCCCCCTTAGTTGAGACAATTCCTCTTTCATGAAAACCAGGACTTGTTAATAATTTAAGTTTACCTAATAATACAGGTCCATCCCACCATATCTCTGTTATTATGTGAGATACACGATCTAAATCAATTAAAGAAGACTCAGGGTGGTTTAATTCTGATAATGAGGTTCCTTTATCAATTATCTTTTTATAGTTATCCGCTTCTCTTTTTAAAATCTTCTCAGGATATACCCTACCATTTCTGTTAGGTGTATTGTATTTTTGTAAGACCGCATAAAATTCAAATGGTTTTGAATGATCCAAATGATTTGATGATTCTTTTAATATCTCGTAATTGCGTCCTTCTTTGGGGTTAATATATCCTGCATCGTACTCGATAAGAATTCCTCTACCTGTATCTTTAGGTCCTAAAATTTTATATTCACTCATAATAAGTTTTAGTTATAAATATTAGGTCATTTCAGTTTTTACTTTAATTGGTTTAACATTCCCGTTTTTTGTTAAATAAAATTTGAAGTTAGGGTTATTAATTAATACATCTGAATAAATTTCTTTTACCAATGTTTTAAGTGTTTTCTTTAATTTTAAAGATTTGAAATCGATTGGTTCATTTAAGAATAGATTAATCTCTAAATTCATGAATGATTTCTTTTTAAGGTGTAGACCGCTTGTTCTAAGATCTAAGTCCACTATAAATTTATCGTCGAACATTGTCTTATCTAATTTGTGAAAGACTGTATGTTTAATTGATCGACTCATGTTAAGGACAACTCTTGTCCAATTTTCGGAGTCTTTTTTTGGTTCAACCCAAGTTTGGATGTTTAAGTAAAGAGATTTAAACTCTTTTGAATCTACCGTTCCATAGACTATTTTAGATGTCCTAAAGCCATTGATTTTTTCGGTTTTGCCTTTTTTCATAAATTTTTTTCATACTGATATTGTTTATTTTAGATAATAATAACTAATTTTGGGGTATATATCAAATACATAAACCACTAACAAAAAAATATGCTGATTGTAAAAGTTAAATCCTATGGAGGGATAGAAAAAGCCCTAAAAGAATTAAAAAGTAAAATTATAAAAACAAGACAAAATACCCATCTTAATAACAGAAAAGAATATACAAAAAAATCTGTCCTTAAGAGACAGATTTTAAATAAAGCCATTTACAGACAAAAACAAATTACTAATGATTAAATGTTTTCATTTAATTGTTTTAATTTGAAATAATTTAATTTGTCGTAGTTTTCTGTTTGTAGTTTTTCCATTGTTTCTGTTATTTTCTGATTAGTTTCCGTATCATCACTTTCTGATAATAAAGTTTCTAACTTTTCAATCACATCTTCCTTAAGAAATTCATATTTTTTATTTAACTTATCGTCAGGTGTTGTTAATAACGTATTAAGTTGTTTTTTTTCACTTTCAGTTAAAGTATCAAGATATGTGTTAATTGTTTTGTTCGCCACTTCAACCATAGATTTCAATGGTACCTCGATCACTTCTTTTACTTTAGATGGACTTTTTTTAAGGTTTTCTGAAATTGTTTTTTTACTCTTTAATTTTTCTTCTATTGTAGTTGCGTTATTAGAAAATAAGTTATCAATATCTTGGTATCTATTATTTGATGTTACATGACCAATCCATTGGTTTATATCTCTTATGTCATTTGTGTTAACTTTAGAAATTGTATTCTCAAATAATATAATACTTTCGTTAATGTATTCATTTACGATTGATTCATTTATCCCTTTGTTCTTACTAAGTTCATCATATAAAAAATAAAGAGTACTTAATGATTTGTTTTTTAATACAAGTTCCTCAAAAACAAACATATCTCTTTTTAGAGTGTTTTTTTTGTAAGATTCGACTAAACAATCTTCAATTTTCGATTTTAATATCCCAAATTTCATAATTTTTTTTTATTATAAATATCAATCATTTAGTAATTTGTTTAATTGTTCTTCCATAGACCCTAAAGAATTTCTTCCTTTTGATAAATCTATAAACGTATCGCCCGTTATATTATCATTTTCCAATAAGATATTTAAGTTATCTTTTTTTGATTCACCCACAGGCATTTCACCTCCCATATCAGGTGGTGGTGGAGGCATTTCCCCTCCCCCCATATCAGGTGCTGCCCCAGGTGCCGCTGGTGCTCCACCCGCACTTTGTGTTGTACCTGTTGTGGTATGGTAAAGTTTGTCTACATTATCAAATAATCCCGTATGTGTTATTATTGTTGCGGTATTATCTAACTCAGCAGAAACCGCTCTCTCTAATCTAATTTGTTGTACTTCAAGTTTAATCTCCTCATCAGAGAAACCAAATATATGTTTCTTAGCCCAAGTAGCGGATGTTGGTTGGATTGATTTAGGAATCTCAGTAACCATATCTTTATATAACGTCACTTTTTCTTTCCATACGTCAATCATTAATAGATCCGCTTGTTTAGAAGGGTTTGTTAAACCTAAAGTAAAGTTGTGTAATTCATCCTCAAACCCCAATAAGAATAAGTGAATTATTGCAATTTTATTTAATTCGGCAATGATTGCCTTTTGTATTTTGTTAATTGTTCTCGCAAATCTAATGTCCAATAACGATAAATTTTTACCATCACCAAGAACTTCTTCAAAACCTAAATATGCTTTTGGAATTCTAAGTGCGGTTAATAATTTCTTTTGGATATATTCAATATCGGCAATCTCCGATAAATTCTGAGCTCCCGCTAATGTCTCAATTGGCATTGTTTGTGCCGGATCCCTAACAGGAACAAAGTAATCTTGATCTACCGCCATCTGATTAAAACGTAAATCCACATTACCTGTTTTGCTATCCACAACTTGTTCTCTTTTGAACTTGTTTGCAACACGTTGTACGTACGCCTCAACATCTTTATCGTCCATGTTACCAACGAATACTTTGAATACACGTCTTTCAGGTGCTCTTGATGTTCTATAAATTAACATCGCATCTTCCGCCAATACTAATTGTTTCCAAATACGACGAGCTTTTTCTAACATTGATGTACCATAAGGTAATTTTCTATCATCACCAAGTAACCTAAAGTGAGCAATCTCCCAAGTATTGAATTCCATGTCTTTTACTTTCCAATGGAATTTTAGACCTTTATCATTTGGGTTTGGAGTTGCGTTTACAGTTCTTGATTCCATACCTCTTTCCAATCTTTCAATTTCAATGTTAGGTAATTGGATACATCCCGTAACCCCTTTTTCTGTATCTAATTTTAAGTAAACAAAATTATCACCATATTTACAGGTATTTCTAACCCACATAGGTAAATTAGTATTGATATCTAAATTGTTAACGAAAAGATCAACTAAGATACTTTTAATTCTTTTTGATTCGGAGTAAATTTGTAATAAATACCCATCCTGATTAGGTGTGGTTGATTCTTCAGAATAAATATCTAATGCCGTTGATATCTCAGGCGTATATTCCATTGATTCGTAGTCATAAAATGATGCTATCCTATTTGGTTCATAATAAATTGCTTGAGTATAAAGATTATTCTCTATCTTTGCCCATTGGTTATTTAAAAATACTGTTTGTTGAAGTTGTAATTTTTCTTTTTCAAACTCCCTTTTATCGGTAGTTTTAAGAAGAACTTGTTTGTCAACCTTATATGTGGGTAAATCCATACCCAATAACGAGTTAGGACCAAAGGTTTTTGATAACCTCTGCCATATCGTTAAATTATTCGTATTATTATTGTTTTGCTCCATATTAAAAATTTAATAATTTTTTGTCAATACTAAACATTTCACTCATTTTACTTTTTAGTGCCATTATTAGTTTGTTGACCATTACTTTTATCCCCCTTACTATTAAATGACGGATCATTTACTTTTACACTATAAATAGGTTGACCAGGGACAACAAGTCTTGATCCTCCAATTATATTACCTGATTTTTTTCTAGATGTAAGTCCCATATCTATAAATATTATCTATTACCGAATAACCAACCATATTTCATATAATCATCTTTTGATGGTCCAGCATCTCTTGACCATCTATCATTTCTTACGTTATTATTTGGAATAACCGGATCAAAATGTGATTGTTGTCTTGCCGTGTTATCGTTAATTACCGTCCAAGATTCTAACATTATTTTTGTCCTTTCAACCACTTTTTCTAATTTAGTAAAAGATGATTCGGCAACATAAATTGCCATCGATATACCCATGATAAGGTCATCATGTTGTCCTCGTTGGTGGTCAGGTCTACCATTAATGTAAATAAAGGTATTCATTTCATTGTATAACCTTACACTACGTATTTTAAACTTATGTCTCACATATTCCTCAAATGCCGCAATAATCTGTACACGTTTGTTATTAAAATTTAAACCTGGTATTTTTTCCGCAGCTTTTGCATTGTAAGACCAAATACTTGTTTGATCAACACCCTCAACGTATAAATTTTTATACCCAAGTTCTTGTAGTTTTCTAACGGTTGTAATACCCATACCACCTGTGATATCGACAACAACGAATGCGTTATACATCATCCCCCATTTATAGGCAATCTCAGCAAGTGCGTCAGGTGGAATTTTTCCAACATACTCAAATACTTGTTCTCTATCATCAAAATCAATGATCTGAATAGATGAAAAGTCTTCACTATCCCCACGAGAAACGTCAACACCCATAATGTATTTATGTTCAGGTACTGGTTCTTTCCACATCCATAATGAATTACCCATTAATTTACCTGTTGGGTCCATAAGGGTATTATTTTTAATATATTCTAATTGGTTATTCTCAAATACGTTATCCCCCGAACCTAAAAACTCACAATTTAACTCTTGGTTAATTTTTCTCTTATCGTATTTAAGTTTCTTAACCATTTTCTCATACCAAGTAGAACAAGGTTTGTATCCCTTTTTAAAATACGAGTCTAGTTCATCATAATCCCTATTATAGGGGTCAATATGTTCAAATGATATGTGTTTACTTTCGTCATGTTCTTCTTTATTTAAAAGATATTTAACTAAATCATCAGTTGGGACCAAATATAAGTCTTTTGAGTATCTTGGATCCCGATACCAAAACATTTCAGAGATTTTGAAGTTATTCATTCCCTTTAATGCCTGATCATATATTTCATAATAAATTGGGTCATAACCATTCGGTGTTGAAACCACAATTACCTTACCCCCTGTGGATAAGGATGCCATACAAGCCGCCCAAAAATCACTGTCCGCTTCGATAAATGCTGCCTCATCAAATACAAGGATTGTGGGTGTAAAACCACGCAAGGCATCTTTAGATGTTGCTACCGCTTTTACCTCAGATCCATTTGTTAATTTATAATGTTTTTGTGAATTTTTATCGTTAGAGAATCCCGCACCAACCCAACTTGGCCATTGGTCCACGAAAGCTCGTATCTTATTAGCCATCTCCATTGATGTATCCAATTTGTTGGCAATAATAAGAATTTTCTCAGGTTGTGTTTTCTTTGCGAATACCAATCTTTTTGATATCCACGCACCTGTTACCGTTGATACACCCGCCTGACGATACTTTAATGCAATATTTTCCTCATAATCCTCATAATCTTTTAGTAATGATATCTGATCGGGAAATAACTCCAATGGGACATATTTTGAAACGGTGTTATCGTATGTTTGTAAATATGTTTTTAATGCGTATGGGGTGTCTCTCATACACTTCACATATTCCAACATTACTTGTTCTTTAGTTAATCCCATAAAATTCTTTTTATATAAATATCAAAACCCCCAGTTATTTTCATAAAAGGGGGTTTTAAGTATTTGTGGTTTAGTTTAGAAACCTAATTTAGATAGAATATCATCATCCTCATCTTCATAGTCTTCATCGTCATCATCACCTTTGTATTTTTTATAATCTTCTTTAGCCTTAACTAATAACTCATTAAATTTTCTTTTTGCCTTTTCATTATCTCTTGGGTCTTCAGAAACAACATTAGCCATTATATCTTTTAAGAATTCTTCCGCAGGAACTGCGTATAGTAATCTTTCAAAGAATGGTAGTAGATCTCTATTTTCAATGTTAATAGTTAAATCATCAGGTAAAAGGTATCTTAATTTTGTAATCAATTCACCACCTACTCTAAATTGCATCTTTTCGTTTGAGAAGACATCTGTTTGTCCCATAACATCTTGAGCTTTTCCTGGATCCATACCTCTCCATTGTTCTCTTGTTGGGATAGCGGCAAATCCTTTAACTAACTCATGTAACAAAATAGGGAATATAAGTCCATTTGCAATTACTAAGTCTTTATCCTCATCTTCACCATCTTCATCAACACCTGATGAACCAGCGGCATTTCCTCCCATTTGATCAATTAGATCTTCTTCAGTAAAATACATTAAATCATTTGCTGACATAATTTTATTATAAAGTGGGTACAAACGAGGATCAATCTCATCTAACCTATCTTTAAATGCCTGAAATGCAAATTGTCCTTTTTTACCTTTACCTTGAATAATCGCATTAATTACATTTCTTTTTTCTACCTCAAGTTGGAATTCTTCTTGTGGGGTTAACTCATCAACATCAAAAGAAAAATTTGGAGGTAATTCGAACTCAGGTTCTTCCTCCTTCTCCATTTGGAATTGGTTAGGGTTAATTCTTTTTTCATTTAAAAACACCTCAACGTTAATAAATTCAAATTTGTACTTTGTTCCGGCACCATTTAATTCTTCTTTTTCAATTAAATCTTCATCTATTGCGTCCTCCAAAGTTTTACTATATGGTAACCAACCTTCTTCTTTAGCTGAAATTTCTAATGCCAAATCTTTTAGTTCGTCTTTCTTTGAAACCTCAAGTCTCATGACCTCTTGTACGGCTCTCATTTGTTCTACTTGAATACCGTATTTTACTCTTTGGTCTGTAATGTTAATACTTTTGTTTGGTCTACCTTGATCATCAACAATACCATAATAACGTTTAACGTAATCTACAATATCTTTAAATCGGTTGGATGTCATTTTCTCAACATCAGATGTACCACCTTTAAAGGCTTTATTTTTACCGTATAAGTTTTTTTCGGGATCCTCAATATTACTTTGAGTTCTTGGGTGCATTCTTTCAGGATAATCCCCATAATCAACAGGGGCCTCGTTAATGACTCTATTAATTAAATGTTGTATATGTTTTTCTTTCATTTTTATTTAGTTAAAGCCTGTTTAATTAATCCGATAAAATCTTTTTTCATTTCATCCTTAGTTTTTCTTTGACCTCTTGGATTTTCTTTTGTCCCTGGGTTAGGATTTTTAAATGGATTGTCTCGTCTTTTTGGTGGAGTTTTAATTCCAGGTTCTTTTACGGGAGCCTCTTTTTCTTTAGTATTTTCTTCCATATTTTTTCTAAGTCCTCTTGGATTTTCTTTTGTTCCCGGATTAGGATGTTTAAATGGGTTTCCTTTTTCTTTTGTTTTTTCTTTTGTTTTTTCTTTTGTTCTTTGTTTTTCTTTGGTATTTTCTTCCATTGTTCCCATAACTGGCATTCCCATTGTTGGTTTTTTCATACGTTTCATTTCAATTCCCGATTCTTTTGAAAACATAGTATTTTTTAATGGGTTTTTCAATATCATAGATGATTCTTGTGATTTTTCATTAATTGTACGAATTAAATCACCTTTACTCATTCTAGGACTAATATTTTTTTCAATTAATCTTACAATACTTTCTTCTATAAATTTCTCATCAGATTCATTTTTTTCTTTTTTTTCAGGTGTTGTTTCATAGTCAGTTTCTTTAGAAAATTCTTTTGCCCATTTACACCATTTTTTTTCTGTTTTTGTTTTACCATTACCACATCTTGCGTAGAACAATCTTTGTTGTGATTTTGATTCAAATCTCTCAAAAATACCCATTCCGTCATCAGTTCCATCAGGATCGTTAACAACATCTAATGTGTCATCCTCAACAACTTCCATAGTTCCGGGAGCGGCATTTGCTACAGGTTTTAAACTTATTTGTGTTTGACCTGGTTTTACAGGAACAACACCACCTTTAGTCCCAACAAGA